ATTTCTAAATATTAACACTTGACATGTATAGTGAATTGGTCTATAATATCACTATAAAGACTAACAGTTTTCCCCCTCTAATCTGATGACAGTTCTTTACACACAGGACCAGAAAAAGCAAGTGAGAGTAACACTAACTCTTTCTGTGTTAAGTGATTTTAATGCCAGGCAAATTGATTGGAGAAAGTTATTTGAATTAGAGGATAATGAAGAGGTGGAAAGTTATATCGAAGAGTTGTAATATTCTCACTAAATGTTATTAGACCTGAGTAAGTCTCTAAACTATTCTGTACACTTTATCATGGCAAATTATGTCTAAAAACTTCGCACTATTCCTGTTAGATGTTGTTGATAGTGGAGCAGAAATATTAACAGTCTTAGATGATATCGAAGCAGTAGAAGATACAGTACTATAACTAACAACAACTGTGTGGGTGCTATTTAACAGATAGCACCCATACTTTATTGGTATTAGTATTAGTGAAACAGACAGTATTGTGTGGGGTTGATGTTATTATTATGGGGTGCGTGATCGAAAAAAAGTAAGAGACCCTAACCTACAGAGGTGACAAATTGAGATGTATATATAAAAATCTTTAAAAAATTTTCTCAGGTAAAAAACCCTCCATGAAGTTTTTATTATTATTGCCTTTTAGAATAGGAAGATTTTGTATGTTTACCACCTTAGGAATTGTGGTGGTTTTCATATATAACATAGTAACATAGAAGGT